TCGACTGTCATGACTAGCAATTCTGTTAGGTTATCTCTGAAAACAAAGTCAAAAAAAAGCACCCCTAAAGGTGCTTTCTTCTTAATTCTGTGGAAATGGTGTAAGGATATTCTCTTACTTCTTATTCCAAATTGTGTATAAAACCCATACTGCGATTAAACCTACTAAGCCTTCAGCTCCTAAAGATTTAACAACACCAGTTACGTTACCGATAACGTTAACTTCTGGAAAAAACGGTATGTTACCTACACCAAGTAGTTCTAATACGATAAACATCGCCATTAGTGATACAGCTACATCAGCAATAGATGAACTCCATTTCTTTATGTTATTTAATACTTCCATTCTACTTCCTCCTGGGAATTTCTCCCTGTTTAAAAAGCAAGACCAATAGTTAAAGCATATAATTAATCCTGCTTACTATTTAGGTAGTCTTACTGTTATATAATAACACCATTTAAGTGATTTGTCAATGGCATAACTATATATCCTGTTGTGAAAAAGCCACATTCTAAAAGAACGGTAATTTGGTTTCTTCTGTTGTTTTAATATTATCTTTGACTATCTTGGCCAGTATTTCTTTGTCAGATAGGCCAAGCATCATAGCTTCGTCATAGCTGAGAGCTCCCCGCATATACCATGCTAACCTTAATGAATCATCTTTTAAGGCCCTTACCTCATCTTCATAGCCTTTAATCAATTCTTCGACTTCTGAAGGTTCTAGAGATAAGAGCCTTATACGAAAAAACTTGCGTAGTCGAATGTGATGTTTATAGGGAACTCTTTACCGCATTCTTCGTTGGTACAGGTAACACCAACAGGTTTAATGTTGGCTATGTCACTGAGTTCTTTGAGATAGTCTTGTACTTTTTTAATAACTTTAGTGTCAGCATTGGCAAAAAACTCATTGATATGATCTGAATCAGTAACAACAGTACCATCTTCGGTCGTGATAGATTTAGTACTACTACCTAGCAAGCTAATATTCATATCGATTATTTTAGCAAGGTGTTCGTCAAAGCGTTTTTTTGCCTCAATAGGATCGGCTTCTACTTCACCCAAACTCCTAACTATCTGCTGTTCTTCAAATGCGATCATGTTAGTTTGATTAAGGCTAAAGTACGGCTGTGGGTGTAATTGTATGGTTAGACTGTCAACTTTTAAAGGAACTTCGTAATTAGGAGCAGTAATAGTTCCTAAGGTAACTCCTAAATCAATAGCATGATCCTGATCAGTTTTACAATGTGGGCACTGCGAAGTGAAATCCATCTGATTACCATAGCTAGCTATACGTATTGCGATAAGAGTAGCATCAACATCAATGCTAGGCATTTGCCAGGCATCTTTTATGTCCGGGCAACAGCTCTGTATTACATTAACTACTCCTTGCCCGTTTAACAGTGCATCTGGAGTTTTTAAAGTTATTTCGTCTTTGGTAGTCATTGGCATAATGCCAATTTCGCCAGATGGTGGTATAGACAAAGAGTCTTTAGTCCAGTACTTACCATCACTGGGTAACTTTAAATAAATCGCAGGCTGTCTAAAATGCTTAGATAGTGGATTGCTTGAGGCAACTTGTGGAGTGTTTTGTTCCATGGTTGAAAATCCTATAAATATATATAATTGAATAGTCCTTAACACTATTTATAGCACCAAAAACACAGGCAAATAAAAATATATGAACGAAGAAGATCTCCAGGACATAATCGAAAGACTGAAAAAGCTCGAAGAAGGATTTGGTACCGCAACCTCTGAACTTCAGGTATTTACTAGTGCCGCCAAGAAAGGTACGGGTGACTTCAAGAAATCGGTAGAACAGTTTAATAAAGATATTAAACAAGGCAATGTTAGCTTCAACCAAATGGTTAGTGCAATTGATAATCTTGACGATGCTCTTGACGAGTTAGGCAACACTGCTGATGACCACGCTAAAAGAAACCAACTGCTACAGAAAAGAAAGGAGCTAGTTCAAGAAGCAAGTAATATACGGACCGTAGAAGCAACTAGGCTATTCACTAAAAATCTACTCACTGGATCATCTAAATTAATCAGCGACCTAACAAACGATATGCAACGTGGTGCTGGTGGCGTTACTATGTCAACAACTATGTTAAAAACTGCAATAGATTTTGCTGGTGGTGCAATTGGTGTGTTTGGTGCTATGGTAGGAAAATTTGGCGAGTCCCTATCAAACAATTTAAATCCATTAGTATCTGGTATCGGTGGAATTGCTAGTGGAATCGGTGCAGGAATAACTTATACTGCTGATCAAGCTAAAAAACTAATGCAATTTGGGGTCGACATCCTCAGCAAAGAATTAGAAAAAACAAATAACGCCTTTAATACCATTGTCGGCAACGGTGCTGTGTTTGCAGGTGGACTAACAGCCATGCGTGAAGCTAGTGTGGGTGCTGGGTTAACATTACAACAGTTTTCTAAAGTAATAAGTCAACAGTCTCAAGACCTTGCATTGAGTGGAATGGGTGTAGCTGAAGGTGCTCGTATGGTTGGTGACACTGGACGAATATTTGATCAAAACAATGGTAGAATAAGAACACAACTACTGAATCTAGGATATGGGTTCGAAGAGCAAGCAGAAATAACTGCTACAGTTATGGGCAATATACGAAGAACAGCACAATCAGTTAACCCAGCTGTGCTAGCTACTGAAACACAAAAACTTGCAGAAAATATGAGACTAGTGGCCGCACTAACAGGTGAGGATGCTAAAGCCAAAACTAAACAGGTGCAAGAACAAAATCAGATCGCGGCATTCCAAAATGAACTAGCCAAAATGGGTCCAGAACAAGCCGCTCAAATTGATGCCGCTATGGCTCAGATGACTGCGATAGAGCAAAAAGCATTTAGAGATAGGGTGATATTCAATGGAGCTGTAATAAACAAGGATGCGGCAATATACGAAGCAACAAATGCCGCGGCCGCAGAAAAAGGTAGATTGCTTTATGGTAAGTTTCTTTCTGAAACATTTGATGCTACAGCAGTGGCAGATGCTAATGCACAGTATTCACAAGCAATGGTTGACGCTTTTAGGAAAAACCAAGCATTGTTTGTTGCAGGCTTTGCAACAGGTGATTCATCATTGAACACTGTAGCACAGGCTGGGTTAGATGCCTATAACCAATCTATTAAATTTACAAAAGAAGCTGTCGAAACAGCAAAGAACTCTGTAAAAACACTTAAAGACACAACAGATCCATTAACTACAGGAATGGTTAAGGCCACATCCGCGGCTCAAGAATTAGCACGCAGTTTTGAAGCCTTACTAACACCACTACTAAAAATGTATGCCACTATTGCTGGTATAGGTCTTGAAGCCGCAAGCCAAGTAGTTAAAAACTTCCGAACTGAGATCCAGGGTACAGGCGGCTTTACAGGTCCACTCCAACCGAGCATCGGCCAAGCCGGGTTAGCCCAAGGATTCACCGACGGTCAGCTCGGATTGAAAACAGGCGGCATCAGTACAGGACCTGTAAGTGGTTATACTGAAGTACTACACGGTACAGAAGCAGTAGTTCCACTACCCGACAACAAGACAATTCCTGTAAGTCTAGATAGCAGTAGTATCACAGCATCACTGAATCAACAGACAGCTGTGATGAGTGAAGTACTGCGTACTCTACAGAAGAACAACAATCTAACATCACAAATAGCACAGAACAGTTACTAGCCTGATAAATACTGCAAACTATAGTTAAAGAGAACATATTATGGCAGGTTGGAAAAAGTATTTCAAATCAGCAAATCCAGAAGCTGGCGGACTAATGAGCCCATTAGGTGGTGGCGGTAGCAGTAGTAACTCCGTTGATCCAGGGTATCGTAATTTTGCTAGTAAACTTCCAGAAGTTTATATTGGACATCCTAACAGAACAGAGAGATACAACCAATACGAACAAATGGATCAGGATTCAGAAATCAATGCGGCCTTAGACATACTAGCTGAATTCATGACTCAGGATAATATCGAAAACGGTACTGGGTTTGATTTATTCTTCAAAGAAAAACCAACAGACAACGAAATTAAAATCCTTAAAGATCAATTGAATCAATGGTGTAGTCTTAACAAGCTGAATAAGAGACTATTTAAATTAGTTCGTAATGTTTTAAAATATGGAGATCAGGTATTTCTACGTGATCCAGAAACGTTTGAACTTTATTGGACAGAAATGCACAAAGTAGTTAAAGTCATTGTTAACGAAAGCGAGGGCAAAGAACCAGAACAATATCTAATTAAAGATCTTAACATTAACTTTAAAAATCTAACAGCTACATCAGTTGCATCTAGTGATACATATCTAAACGCTCCCCAAGTAGGAGGCCCAAACGGAGCCTACACACAAGCAAACACACCATATGAAGGTGGTAGTAGATTCGCACATGCACAAAATGAAGCACCTATTAATGCAGAGCATGTGGTACATCTAAGTTTAACAGAAGGATTGGATCTTAATTGGCCTTTCGGTAACAGTATATTAGAGTCAGTGTTTAAGATATTCAAACAAAAACAACTGTTAGAAGACGCAATACTTATATACAGAATACAGCGTGCACCAGAACGTAGAGTGTTCAAAATTGACGTAGGTAACATGCCAAGTCATATGGCGATGGCTTTTGTTGATCGTATTAAAAATGAAATACACCAAAGACGCATACCAACGCAGACGGGCGGTGGGCAAAACATGCAAGATGCTACTTACAACCCATTGAGTACAAACGAAGACTACTTCTTCCCAGTAACAGCAGACGGTAGAGGCAGTGATGTTACTACACTACCAGGTGGACAGAATCTAGGAGAGATTGATGATCTTAGATACTTTAACAACAAATTGGCACGTGGACTTCGAGTACCTAGTTCATATTTGCCAACAGGTCCTGAGGAAAGTAACGCACAATACAACGACGGTCGTGCTACTACAGCATTAATCCAAGAATGGAGATTTAACCAATACTGTAAACGCTTACAAAGTTTAATAGCAGGCACACTAGATCATGAATTTAAAATGTTTATGAGATGGAGAGGAGTTAACATTGACGGTTCCGTGTTTGAGCTTCGTTTCAATGAACCACAAAACTTTGCCAAATATAGACAAGCAGAAGTTGATTCAGTTCGCATACAAGCATTTACTCAGTTAGAACAAACACCGTATCTTTCAAAACGTTTCCTACTTAAACGCTATCTAGATCTTAGTGAAGAAGAAATGCAAGAGAATGAAGAAATGTGGAATGAAGAAAACGAAAGTGGAGAGGCATCTACAGCACCAGAAGCTGGGCTACGTTCAGTAGGTGTGACAACTGCTGGACTGCAATCAGATTTAGATGATCTAGCACCCACAGAAGCACCCACAGGAGAACCTACAGATTTAGGCGGGCCTGAAACAACAGGCAGTGGGCCAGAAGCACCTGGTGGTGATCTAAATTTATAAGATTGGTAAATACACTTATGAACATACTAGAATTTTTTGAAACAGCACCACATGGTTATGAAACGGAAAAAGACGACAACTCCGTGGCCAAACTCCATGACCTACGTAAAACTAAATTAACATTAAAACAGTTAAATCGACTACGTATAATGAATGATGTGCGTAAACTAGAACACGAACAAAAGTTAGACACAGTGCGTAATCAGTACAAAGCACCAGCATCAGACGCAACCTCGCTGTAATTATCCTTCAAAAACAATCAAAAACAACGCATTTAACCTATAAAACCAAATAAATCGTTAAATACACTACATAACGAACAAATGAGACATTTTGATTTCAAAGATTTAAATTTTTATTTTTAAAAGGAGTTCACCGTAATGAACAAGTATGAACAACTTATTGAGCACATCATTAATGATGAAGACGCAAAAGCTCGAGAATTATTCCACGATATCGTTGTTGAAAAATCACGCGATATATATGAAAACTTAATCGACGATGCAGATCTAAACGAAGTATCTACTGAAGAATCTACTGAAGAAGTAGCCGACTTAGTAGACGAAATCAGCACAGAAGATGAAGGTATTTCAGAAGAAGAACACGAAGAAGATCATGACGCTGAAGATCATGACGCTGAAGAAGAAATGGACATGGAAGTTGATGCTGATGAAGCACCAACTGAAGAAGAAGATGTAGAAGACCGTGTTGAAGATCTTGAAGATGCACTTGACGAATTAAAAGCAGAATTTGATGCACTAATGGCAGGTGAAGATGCTGAGCCTGAAGCTGAAGTAGCAGTTGATGCTGAAGAAATGGCAATGGCAGAAGCTACAGATTCTGAAGAAGAAGCAGTTGAAGAAGCTAAAGAAGAAACTGTTGAAGAAGATGCTGAAGAAGTTGCTGAAGAAGTTGTTGAAGAAGAAGCAGAAGTTGTTAAAGAGTATGTTGAAAAAGCTCCAGCTCCTGTAACTGACGGCCAAGGTGCAGATACTAAATCACCAGTGGCAGGCAAAAACGACATGGGCGGTACAGCAGTAAACATGGACTTAGGTGGTGAAAGTAACCCAGACGGTACTAAACCAGCTAAAGCACCTCAACCAAAAGGCGATTTAGTTAAAGATCCATTAAACAAGCCAGGCGCTAAAGCAGGTAAAGCTTTTAGTAAGAAAGAAAAAGCAGATAACAAGCAAGCGGCAGGTACAGATACAGATTCACCAATTGACGGTTAATTAGGAAATAACAATGGCTACATATCTTAAAGAGCACTTAACATTTACCCAAGCTGGGATGGAAGTCCTATCTGAAGACAAGAAAGACGGTAGTGGTAAGGACTTATATATGAAAGGAGTATTCATTCAGGGTGGTGTAAAAAATCACAATGAACGTGTATATCCTATAACAGAGATTGAAACAGCCGTTTCTACATTAAATGAACAAATCAAGGGTGGCTATAGCGTCTTAGGCGAAGTAGATCACCCTGATGATTTGAAAATTAATTTAGACCGTGTTTCACATATGATTGAAAATATGTGGATGGACGGACCTAATGGCTTTGGTAAATTAAAAATTCTTCCTACTCCAATGGGTCAGTTAGTTGAGACCATGTTGGGATCAGGAGTAAAACTTGGTGTTTCATCTCGTGGTAGCGGAAACGTTAACGAGGGAGACGGCAAAGTAAGTGACTTCGAAATAGTCACAGTCGATGTAGTTGCACAACCTAGTGCCCCTAATGCATATCCAACAGCGATTTACGAAGGACTGATGAATATGAAAGGTGGCCAACAGGTATTCGAAATGGCACGTGAGGCCAGTGCAGATCAAAGAGTACAAAAATATTTGAAACAGTCTGTAACTAGACTAATCAAAGATTTGAAAATTAAATAGGAGATCATAATGTTAGACGCTATCAAACCATTGTTAGATAGTGGCATCATTAATGAAGAAACTCAAGCTACTATAAACGAAGCTTGGGAATCACAAATTAATGAAGCCAGAGAAACTATTCGTGCTGAATTGCGTGAAGAGTTTGCTGGTCGCTACGAACATGACAAAAACGTAATGGTTGAAGCTCTAGACAAAATGGTAACTGAAAATCTTACCGCTGAACTTAAAGAGTTCGCCGATGAGAAACAAGCTCTTGCAGAAGACCGTGTTAAGTTTAAAACACAAATGGTCGAAAATGCTGGTAAGTTTAATGACTTTATGGTTAATAAGCTTGCTGAAGAAATCAACGAGCTACGCACAGATCGCAAAACTCAAACTGAAGCTATTGCTAAGTTAGAGAAATTTGTTATCCATGCACTAGCTGAAGAAATTAAAGAGTTTGACCAAGACAAGAAAGCAGTTGTTGAAACTAAAGTTAAATTAGTAGCAGAAGCTAAGTCAAAACTAGCAGAACTACAATCAGCTTTTGTTAAACGATCAGCTAAACTTGTTAAGGAATCAGTAACAAATAATCTAGGCTCAGAATTAGCTCAACTAAAAGAAGACATCCACTCAGCTCGCGAGAACATGTTTGGACGTCGTATCTTTGAAGCGTTTGCAAACGAGTTTGCTGTAACTCATTTAAATGAGAACACTGAACTTGCTAAACTTCAAGCAACAATTGATGAAAAAGATTCAATCATAGCTGAGAGTCAAAAAGCAATCGAAGAAAAAGAAGCTCTAGTTGAAAGTAGTAAACATGAAGTTAAAATGATTAACGAAAGTGTAAATCGCAAGACTAAACTTGACGAATTATTGAAACCTCTAAACACAGAGAAAGCTGATGTAATGTCTAGCTTACTCGAAAGTGTGCAAACTGATAGACTTCAGAATGCATACGAAAAGTATTTGCCAGCAGTTCTAAACAACACAAGCAAACCGAAGGCCGACAAGCCCACGTTAGCTGAAAGTCGTGTAGAAGTATCTGGTGATAAATCTGCTAAAGCCAGCGAAGAAAATCTCAACAACGTTGTAGAAATTCGACGTTTAGCAGGGCTATAATAGCATAAATTTTTTTTAAAGGAAATAAAGAAATGACAACCCAACTATTAGAAGGACGTTGGAACGAAACTAAGGACGCTCTGTTAGAAGGCTTACAAGGCGCACGTAGATCGACTATGTCCGTAATTCTAGAAAACACAAAGAAACACTTGCAAGAAAACGCTACAAGTGGCGCAACAAGTTCTAGTAACGTTGCTACATTAAACAGAGTTATTCTTCCTGTAATTAGACGAGTAATGCCAACTGTTATTGCTAACGAAATCGTTGGTGTACAACCAATGACTGGCCCAGTTGCTCAAATTCATACACTAAGAGTACGTTATGCTGATACAAACAATGCAACAGGTACAGCAAATGACGTAACAGCTGGTGATGAAGCATTATCACCGTTCAAAGTAGGCGTTGCTTACTCTGGTGACGGTACTGCTGGACTAGCGGCTAATACATCAGCACTAGAAGGCCAAGCAGGTCGTAGAATTAACGTTCAAATCTTAAAACAAACTGTTGAAGCTAAAACACGTAAGTTATCAGCACGTTGGACTTTTGAAGCGGCTCAAGACGCTCAAGCAATGCACGGTCTAGACGTAGAAGCTGAAATCATGGCGGCACTAGCTCAAGAGATTACTGTTGAAATTGACCAAGAAGTTCTAGCTTCATTAAGAAGTTTATCAGGTTCAACATTTACATATAACCAAGCGGCAGTATCTGGTACAGCTACATTCGTTGGTGATGAACATGCGGCATTAGCGGTTACAGTAAACCGTGCGGCAAACTTAATCGCTCAAAGAACACGTAGAGGCGCAGGTAACTGGGCTGTTGTATCGCCAGCGGCGTTAACAGTACTACAATCTGCTACTACTTCAGCGTTCGCAAGAACAACTGAAGGTACATTTGAAGCACCAACAAACACTAAGTTTGTAGGTACATTGAACTCAGCAATGAAAATTTATGTTGATTCATATGCGGCTGATTCACAAGCAGTACTAGTAGGTTATAAAGGTTCAAGTGAAGCAGATGCGGCGGCGTTCTATTGCCCATACGTTCCACTAATGAGCTCAGGTGTTGTATTAGATCCAAGTACTTTCGAACCAGTAGTAGGCTTCATGACAAGATATGGCTATGTTGAATTATCAAACACAGCGTCATCCCTTGGTAATGCGGCAGACTACTTAGAAGAAGTAGCTGTTTCAAACTTATCATTCTCATAAGTTAAACTTATGTAAGATAGGTTACAAACCTAGTAACATTAAAAAAGCACCTTTAGGGGTGCTTTTTTTTGACTGGAATAAATACTAATGTTCGTTTTGGAATTTATGCGAACCCATCGCGTAGGGCCTAGAACGCCTTGACTTTAAATTTAAAGGAGAATAACTAATGGGAAGACCTATTAAACGCTCAGAATCAGCAACAATCGATAATGGGTATGCAAGTGGACTTGGTGGTACAATTGGTAAACCACACTCGTCATCTGGCGTATATACTATCGCTATTACATATAAAGAAGCAGACGGCACACTAATTGCTAGTGGCTATGCTGAAAACCAAAAAGGCCAAAACCAATACCGTGTTGGCAACAGTGCAGATATTGGTGCTAACATAGCAACAGTTACTTTAGCTAATCCAGACGGAAGAAATTCAGCTAACTTATCAGCAAATGAAGGTATGGTAACATGTTTTGGAAATGCAACTAATGAATTCCTTGCTCAAAGGATTTCTAGTAAATTTGTTTGGGATTGGAGTGACCACAGATATCTTTACAAAGTACAAACAGCGGCAGACGCAAGTTTTGCTAACGTAGCAACTGGGTAAGTACGTTTAAATGCTTTAGAAAAAGTAGCACCTTCGGGTGCTATTTTTTTGAGTTTTAGTTTAGAGGATAAATAATAGAAACTGGAAATAAAATAATATGGCCGCATTTAAAAGACTTAATACAAATTATACTATAGATACCCCAGATGTCTTCATGACCGGTAACTTACACGTTGCCGGAGTCTATGATACTACCACAGTAACAAACACTGATGTACAAGATAAAGATATTACGTTAAATGTAGGAGAAGCAGGATGGGGCGTAGGCGGTAATGCATCACCCGGAACTGCGTCACTTCAAGTTGACAGAGGATTACAGGCCAATGTTGGCATTAGATGGAACGAAACGTCAGACGTATGGGAATTAACTACCGACGGCGCAAGTTTTAGCACAATTTTAACATCTGGTGGTAGTGGACTATCTAATGTTGTAGAAGACACAACTCCGCAGTTGGGAGGAAACTTAGAAACTAACGGGTTTCATTTGCAGTTCGACGAAACTACAGATATTCCAACAGCAACAGCTGATAAATCAAAAATATACGCAGACGCAGTAGGTAGTGCAGGTAGCGGATTGTTTGTAGTAAATAGTAATACAGCCTCTGATGAATTAGTAACAAAATCGAAAGCCATAGTGTTTTCAATAATTTTATAGGAATAGAAAATGGCGATAACAAATTCTTTAATAACGACAGGTGATGCGGCAAACGTATATGTCAGCAGTGGAGCAAGTGCAATCACAGCCATGTATCTCTGTAATACAGACAGTTCAGCAAGGACATTTGATGTTTATGTATGCCCAACAGGAAATACGTTAACTACATTAAGTCATAGAGTATACTCAGGTGTACAATTACAAACAGGTGACACTTACGTTATTGACAGCGAAAAACTAATATTGTCGGATGGTGACATGCTAAAAGCTAATACTGATGCTTCTGATGCTATTTCAATGACTATAAGCTATATAGGAATATAAATGGGACGCTTTGCAAAAAATACTATATTTACATCTGGCAACTATGCTATAGGACTTCAAGCCACATCAGCTAGTTTTAGGTCAAATGTAGCCGGAACTACAAATCAAACATCATTACGTTATAGTACGTCAACAGATAAACTTGAGTATTACGGGCATACAGCAAACACTTATCAAACAGTATCAACTGTTGGTAGTGCAAAAGCATTAGTTACTAAAGATAGTTTCACTGGAGACAACACAGTAGCAGACTATGGGCCGTTATCGTTCGATTACAATGTAACAGATCCAGACTTATGGGCGGCTAATATCTTAGTTCATGTTGGAACTGTTTATCAAATACCAGGAACTAATTATGAATTTGTTGCCAATGCAGTAACAGGCACTGACATACATTTTAATTCCAACCCAACAACATCATCACAAATTACTGTAATACACGGATTGAATTCTACAGAGCCTTCTTAATTTTCTGATAAATAGTAGAAAGATTGGAAAATTATAAATGGCAATAAGTCGAGTTCCCGGGTATTCTCTAGTATCCAATTTAGATCGTAAAGGCACTGATATTTCGATAACATCGAATGGGCCAACTATTACATATTGGGACGTAGCGAACAAACGATTTGGTATTGGTGATTTCACACCGCCAGCAACTTTCTCTTTGGCTACTTTATCTACTACAGATTTTGGAAATGCTATACTATCTAACATTGCTATGCCAACTGTCGGTAACGATGCGGCCAGTAAACAATATGTAGATCAACAGATTGGTGACGGCGGAGTACTCAAAGGCAATACAATAGTTTTAGGATCGGCCCTTGATGGATCATTAACATCAAACGGAGCATACATTAATTGGTCAACAACAACCAAAGTAACAGACGCTATAGATGACTTAAATGAAGTTATTGAAAATGTAAGAAATGACACTTACGTTAAAGAAGTAAGTTTTGTATCTAACGTAACACAAGGTGGCGCTGGTACTACAGTTCAACTAACAATCACATCAACAGGTAATGCTAACACATTTAGAATTGATTGGGGCGACGGATCACCTGTAGAAGAAACTTCGTCTACAACTCCAACACACACGTACACTACAAACGTAGGGTCACCGTTTGAAATTACAGTAACAGCACTTCATAGTGCAGGTACAGGTACGGGCTCATCGGCTCTATTTGCTAGAGCAAGTTATATCACAATCTTTACAGCAGATCCTGTGGTATCATTTAACATGTATGCGGCGGCAAGTGGTGGATCACCGATAAACTTCTGGGACGATGGTGCTACAGTTTATCTAGAAAACACGACAACAAACGTTGGTGCGGCCACAATACAGTTTACCGTTGATTGGGGCGATAGTGAAAGTGATGATGTAATTACAGATGACACAGCCAATGGCGGAACAGCAGGCGGAAGACTTGCACATACATTTACAGCGTCAACAGAACAAGAACAACAAAGAACAATCGAAGTTACACTAGACAGTCACTCAACGTCTACACCAGGAGTAACACCAACTAGCGACAGTGATGCAGTTGAAATATATGATACACATACTCCGACAGTATCTTTAGATGATAACTCAGGAGTCAACGAAGAAGGAACTTCAGGACACGTTGTTACGTTTACGAATAATACAGAAAGTACAATTGGTAGTTACGCAACATACGGTATCCAATATCAATACCAATGGGGAGATGGAACATCTTCAACAACAGTAAACACAGGTAGCGGAAGTAGTGGAGATACTGGCGGAACAATTAATCATACATTTGCATTAAGTTCAAGTGACCAAGCTAACGGTGTAGCACAAGACTATACAGGTAATTTAAGAGTTATCTCAAATCATACAAGTTCACCATTTGTAAGTTCAAACTTCACAGTACACGTTGAGCCAGATGTTAGAGCAATTATATCAGGAACAGCAGTTACAACATCTGACAGAAACGGCGACAATGCTTTTGATTTATATGATGGTACAGATTACAACAGTGTTAACCGTGCAATAGCAAGAGTAACAAACACTTCTCAGAATGCAGATAGTTATGTATATGATTGGGCTGATACATCAAGTGATGATTCAGTAACTGAAGATGGAAGTTCACCTGGATCAATTGGTGCTACAATAGATCACGACTTTAGCGGAGAATCAACAGGTAATTATAATTTAACATTTACAGCAAGTGGTACTCCAGATATAACAGCACAAACAGATGTTGATACAGGAATAACATTTCAATTAAATGCAGTACCAAATGCTCCATCAAGTTTAAGTACGTTTTCATTAAGTTTGTCAGATAGTACACAAGGAACAAGTCCTCGACTAACAGCAGGCTTTACAGATAATTCTGACTCAAATCCGTTAGTTGCTGGAGCAAGTTTGCAAACAACAACAGCACGTAGATACACATCAGGTACTATTGACACTAATGTAGTTAATAATGCGTACAACGGCGTCACAGGCACGTTAACAGCTAAAGTAAATGGTGTTGATCGAGGTAATAAAACATTTACAACTGCAACAGGTGAGAACGGAACATTTACAAGTTTGGTAGTATCAGGACAGCTTGATGCCAATGACAGCATATCAGGTACAACATACCCAACAGGATTCTTCCAAACATTTGATGCTAAAATTACACAAGCACTAGCAAGTTACACAGTAGGTGTCAACGACGAAAGACTAGAACATTCAACTACAGGTAACACAAACTATGTTAATGTGGTTTATGATGACGTTACTACAACTCCATCAATTGGAAGTGGAGCAGGCACACTGGCAGAAGGCACAGCAGGAACTCAACGTTATGTGTCAGGTATTCCTTATTATAATTCAGGTAGCCCAACAGTGGTATTAACAGGAGTCCAAGTCAATAACTTAACAGGACAAGCATATTCAGATGTTTCAAATCCTGTAGAAGTTGATACCGGTGCTAACCAAGAAGGTACATCATCAGCAGGTACTGTAAACACAGATTATACATATGCCAACATAGATGGTGCAACA